GCCAGCCAGCCACATGTAGAAGATGTAGCGCCGAAGCCCGCGCCGTTTGAGCAGCCGTCTCACAGCGCCCCCGCCACCAGCTCCGCATACCGCTCATGCATCGCTACGTCGGGGTGGACGCCGTAGCCGTCGTCGAGGAGCGTGGCGCCCGTTCCGATCGCTCGGCTTCCGAGTGCCTTGCGGTAGTCGCCGATCCGCCAGTCGTAGTTCTCCTCCGTGGGCGTGAAGCGTCTAATCGTGGGGTGCGGCGCGAGAATGATCGGCCTAGCCTGGATGGCCTCGCAGCGCGCGACCAGATCGTTCACGTTCGCCACGTAGGCGTGGATGCCGACTCGCTCAGTGCCGAAGTCCGTTTCCCAGCGGTTCGCATCGTTGTGCCCGAACTGGATCACGACCACATCGGGCCGGTGCATCCCCACGTCCCGGAAGAACCGCTCCAACCCCAACCGCGTCGTGTCTCCACACACTCCGGCGTTGCGTACGTCGTGGCCTGTGAGGCGTTCGAGGACTGCGGGCCATGCCTCGGAGGAGCGGACGCCTTGGCCGTAGGTGCAGGAGTCGCCGATGCAGATGATTTTCACGGTTCAACCACCGGGACTCGGTGAAGGCGTCCCGAGCCGCCTTCGGCAAAGACCTGGGGGAAGGGGCCGCGCCCCTCCGCATCAAACCGCCGCACCCACTCCAACACCTGCGGCAACCCCTCCTCAAGCTCCACCGTAGGCTCCCACCCGAGCAGTTGCAGCTTCGTCGTGGACAGCCGCTTGACGACGGTCTGGCGCTCGGGGGCGGGCACGACCTCGATCAGATCGGGGCTCGCGCCCGCCAGAGCGCAGCAACTCCCTGCGAGGTCAAGCATCGAGATCGGGCAGTCGTCTCGCCCGATGTTCCACACGCCCTGGTAGCCGTCCTCAATCACCGCACGAATCCCCGCCACCGTGTCCCCGATCCAGCACCACGACCGCTCAGCACCCTCGTGGACCGTGATCGCCTTTCCGTGGACCGCCTGCCACAGGAACGTGTCCAGCGCGCGCCGGCCGATGCCAGGGGGAGCGCCCGGGCCATACGGCATCGACAGCCGCACGACCTTCCAGCCCTCGGGCGCGTCCAGCCGACAGAACTCCTCGCCCTGCCACTTGCTCAATCCGTAGGCGTTGTGCGGGAGCTTGACCGGCCCCTCCTCCCAGCAGCACTCCTCGCCTTGATCCCCGTAGACCTCGCTCGAGGAGGCATACAGCACCGGCACGCCCCGCTCCCCGCACGCCTTCGCCACGAGGGCCGTCATCGTGACGTTGGACTCGATGGTGTGGGCCAAGTCCTGCTCGCCGAACAGACGGCCTACCTGTGCTGCAAGGTGGATCACGAGGTCGGGTTCTGCGGCGTCCAGGTGTGCGGAGAACACGCCGGGGTGCGTCAGGTCCCCGTCGGCCTTGTCGTGGCCCTCGATCGAGTAGCCGTGGTCTGAGAGCTCGCGCCGTAGGTGGGAGCCGATGAAGCCTTTGTCTCCGGTGATGAGCGCCTTCATAGGCCCATACCCTCCCAGACGGCATCGTCGGGCGGCTCGGCTTTCAGCTCACGACCGAACCCGAACGCGGCGTTCGGCTCGCGGCGCTCGGATGCCTTGGCGGGCTCAATGACGCTGATCGTCAGCCCCGAGTGCGGATGCTCCCAGCGCTGCAACCGCTCGACCCATCGCCAGTCGCTCGGATGCTCCACTAGATCGACCCTTCCGACACCCGCCGCAGCGCACGCTTGGCCGCCTCGAACTGCGCCTCCGCCCGTGCCGCCGCCTCATGCGCGTCGGCGAGGAGTGAGCGGGCGTGCTCGACGTTCCGTGCCGCCTCTTGGAAGTCGCGGAGGATCTGGGCTTGGTGAACCGCTCGCGGGTCCTTGCGCCTCATCGCCAACACCCGTGCACCGGCCCGACCTTCCACGGGCTCTCGGGCTCTGACCCGTCTCTCAGGTGCTCGAGCGGTGGCCCGTGAACATGCATGATCTCGCCTCCGGGGTTCAGGACGTGGGCTTGCAGGTGGGAGTCTATTCTGCACCAATGGCGGGGAGGGTGGTCTTCGTCTTCGATCTCGCCCACTCGCTCCATCGCGTCGGGGTAGCGCGCGATCAGTCCGGCGGAGAACTTCGCACACGAGAGGCCGGCGGTGACTTTGCCGACGTAGGGCACCTGGCATGAGCACCACGGGCGGTGGCAGGCGACCAGCTCGTCCAGGGTGTCGGGGAGGACGATTACGTCGTGCTCGATCACGATGAAGGTCTGGCCTGCGCTCCACAGGCTTGCCAGCAGCTCCCAATAGGCCTCATCCGACCCGGAGACATCTACGAAGGCCACATCCCAACCCGCCAGCGCCTGCACTGCCTCGGGGCGAAGCCGGGTGTAGGGCATCGCCACGGTGGTTTCGTGGCCTCTCACGCCGATGAAGGACCGCCGTGCGCGATGAGAAGGGCCTCGGCATCCTTCAATGCTTCTCCTGCGCCATCATGGTCCTGCCAGCAGCCTCGGCCGTCGCAGCACCGATCGGCGTAAGCTGCGCAAACGACCCGCGCCAGCAGATCCAAGACCGGGGCCTTCTCGATGACCTCAACCCAGCCTGTGACTACATGCGTGGGCGGCGGCGCGTGGACGATCCACGACATTGTGCGGCGCGTCCCGACCCTGTCTTCTCGTGTTCCGAGCTTCCAAACCCTCACCCGCACAGCCTACTCATACACTTCCGTGCGCAGGATCTTGAACAGGTTCTCGTTCGGCCAGCCGGGGAGCAGGTCGAGCGCTCGCGGTTTCGCCAACCCGATCCACAGCTCCGCGTTCATGCGGTCGCCGGGCCCGCATCCGGGGAGCTTGCGCAGGTAGTCGCAGCGGGCCATCCAGTAGTTGCCGCCGAAGAACGGGGTATGGATCGCGCCGGGGAACTCCTCGGGGGTCAGCCAGTGGCAGCCAACGGCGTCGTGATCCTCCAACGCTTCAAGGTTCGCCCGCCAGTCGGAGACGACCCGCCGGCACATCGACCGCCGCCAGTCCGCCCGGAACTTCGTCACGTCTGAGCTTCCCTTGGTGTGCGCATACATCACCGCGCCGTCGTTGCGCTGGACCCACTCACGCAGGGCGTTGATCGTGACCTGCTCGTAGCCCTCGTCAGCTTCGGCTGCGACTTTCACGTCGGGGAGCGGGCTGAAGGCATCGACTGCTGCTGCTCGCCAGAAGGGCTGACCCACGAGTCCGAGGTAGACGGGGCCGGTGAAGTCGGCTTTCAGGAGAGCGTCAACCTGTTCGGAGACGGGCTCGGTCCAGTCGCCTGCTGCGTAGACGTGGTACCAGTGGGCGAGGTTCACTCGGGGCGCTTGACCGGCCACGCCCCTGGATAGGCGCGCTGTACGATGCGCCATCCGAGCTGGTGCTGGCAGGCGTGGATGCCGTCCACGAACTCGCGCAGTTCGTCGGGGTGTCGGCGGTCAAGCTGGCCGAAGGCGTTGACTGCGGCGACAAGATACTCGCTGACCTCGCGCTCGACGTCGGTCAGGCCGTCCGCTGCGCCCACGACCTCGCCGAATGGCTCGGCCGACTCGGCGAAGAACGCGCGGTCGGAGTCGCGCTGGGCTGCCGCATCGCGCTCCGAGTAGTCGGGCTCGGCGGCGCCCACGTTGACCGTGTTCACGTAGTCCCTCGCCTGCACGGGGGTCTGGAAGTACGGCATCAGCCGAGAGGCAAGCTCCGTCGCTCGCTCCAACTTCTCGATCAGCGCATCGACCTCCGTCGAGTCGATCCCGATCTTGATCGTTGAGGTCGTGCGCGCCACGCCTTGCAGCTTACTGGTGCCGGTGCTCGATCGCGGGCCAATGCACATGCACCTGCCGCTGCACCGAGGCGAACACCGCGATGTCCACGAACTGCCACGTCTGCTCTCCCAACTCCCTCACCCGCACGCTCGGCTCAATCTTGCAGAACCCGATCCCCCCGAAGTCCGCCCACTCATCACCCTCCTCGATCCACACTCCTCCACACGGAGGCTGTCTGCCGGTGCGGTGCGCCCAGTGGGGGCCGCCGGAGGGCTTGCCTAGAAAATAGGCCCAGGTGCAGAAGGGCTCGGGGCAGTCGAGCAGGGTCTGGATCAGGTCGTCTGAGCACTCCATGTCGTGCTCGACGTTGACGATCGTGCGGCGGGACTGCCACCACACCTCGACGCCCCGCCAGTAGTCGAGCGGGTCAATGCAGCGTATGGGCACAACCGCGAACCGCTCCGACGCGACGTAATCCTCGCCTGGCAGGCATGAGGCCAGAACCAGCGGCCTAGCCACGCGTCTCCCTCACGACCGACTCGACCTCCACCAGCTCCCCGCCCCGATTGACGAAGTGGCGCAGGACCCTCGGCCCAACGGGGCACCGTTCGCCTCGCCCGTGCGCCGGCGCCTCACGTCGGCAGTTCAAGCAGTGGCCCGTGCCGTCGTCCGTCCAGCGCCCCCGCTTGTTGCTGAAGGCTCCGTCGTACAGGTACTCGGCCTCGGCCTTCCGCGCCCCGCCCTCTCCCTCATTGATCCCGATACCTCGCGGGGTCTTGATCTGCTCGGGCGGTAGGGGCTGCGGGGTCATCTACTTCTTGCTGGTCGCGTATCCGGCGCTCGTGGTCGCGGAGGTTCCGGCCGCGTGCCGCGTGATCGCCGCAGTGTACTGGCGGAGGTTCAGGAGCACCTGCAGCGTGTCCGCTTTCGTTTCCACGAAGGGCGTGAGGATCGGCTCGTCCTCCATCAGCACAATCGCATCCGCTGGCGCTGAAATCAGGAACTGTGTCTGCGAGGTCGTGCCGAAGGCCGGGATGTTGTCGTCCTCGAACCACAACACGCCGCCGGGCAGCACGTTGCCGGTAAACCGGGACCACTTCGGGAGCCGGTTTGACCCGCCGTCGTAATCGTCGGCGCCAGTCGTGATCGGGAAGCCTGGCACGTACTGCGGGATCATAAGCGGGCGTTTGTTCGTGGTGTCCACTTGGCGGGAGACATAGCTGTAGAAATCCGAGGTCGAGAAGGCATGGGTCGGGCGCAGACGGGTTCCCGCAGTGTCGGTAATTTCCTCGCGACCGATCGCGAGGTCTTCCCAGAACTTTTCGGCTTCCCATGTGCCGGTGAGTTTCCCGGTGATCGCCGTGCCCTTCGTAATCGCCCGCCCCAGCACGTACTTATCCACGGCTTCGTCGAGCTGCTGCTGGATCTGTAGCCCGAGCACGACATCAAGCGAGCCGCCGCCGGTCATGCCGCGGTCGCGGAGCTGGAGCGACAGAGTGATCTCCCCCGTGATTGTCTCCACTTCGGCGCCTTCCAGCGCTGACACCGGAGCCGTTTCCGTGACTGAGCCGCCCTCGGACTGTTCGGTCGCTTTCGCGCCCGTGGAGTAGAAGGGCAGATAGATGTGCATCCCGAAGGGCGGCAGCGGGAGCCCGTGGCACTGGTCGGCGAACGAGCGTGCGGCCCCACGGTATGGAGCCCACTGGTCGAGCAGGAAGAACGGGGACACGAACGCGGCGGCTTCACCGGGCGACGTGGCGCTGATTCCGCCGTCGGTGCCCGTTGCGCGCAGCTCGGAGAGGAGCTTCGTCATCCGCTTGCGGTGCTCGGCTTCGTCGAACACGCGGGTCCGCGCTCGGAAGATGCGCTCCGCCCGACGCCCCTCGACGCTCCGCTGGTCGATCTCATAGGCGAGCTCGCGGCCGTAGTCTGAGAGCCGCTGGAGTGCTGCGTGGCGAGTCGGTGCCTGCATGTCGGCCAGCGCGATCCTGTCGGCGTAGTAGGAGTGGTGGGAGTGCAGGTGGTAGGTGCGCGGCTCGCTCACGACGCGGGTCTGCCGGTCGCGCGCCAGGCGTTCGCCGATGATTCGGTCTATCTCCGTCTGCTGTTCGGGCGTGAAGGCCACCTTGGACATCTCGCTCACCTTTCGTTCGAGTCCGACGCATTGGGCCGCCGCGTCGTCAGGCGGTAAGCGGGAGTCCGGCGAGGCCGGTAGGTTTCCGTAGGCGCCCGGGGACCGCATGCCCTGGGCGCCTTACATGCGGAACCCGGATGCGGCCGGGGAAGGGAGCAGCACCATGACGGCGGGAGGCGATCCCTTCGGGTATTGGCTCGCTGGCTTCATTGATGGCGAGGGCAGCTTTGCGATCACGCATAAACCCGTGCCGGGCAGCGGCAAGTGGGGGTGTTCGCTGACGATCGGGCTGCGCGACGATGACGCGCCCATCCTGCGCGAGATCATGGAGTGGACGGGCGTGGGGCGGCTGTACCACCGGCCCCGAGGACCCCGCGGGCATCCCGCGACACTCTGGCTCGTTCAGTCGCGCCCCGGCTGCGAACGCATGGTCATCTTGCTAGACCAGCATCCGCTGAGGGCTAAGAAGCGCCGCGACTATGAGATCTGGCGCGAGGCGGTACGGGCGTGGGCCAATGTGCGGAGAGGCCCCGGTTCGCATTCGCTCTCCACGTGGGCGCGGATGGCTGCGCTTGAGAAGGAGTTGCGCGCGTCGCGCGCCTATGAGTGAAGGCTGGCGGGCGGAATCGAACCGCCCTTCATACCAAGTTGCCAGCCGTGGTCACCTAGTTGGTGTAGGAGACCGCTTTCATGCCTTCGCCGTTGATCGCGACCACGCCTTCGGCGTAGCGCTTGATGACGGTGGCATAACTGTACTGTTGGAGAATTACCTGCAAAGTGTTCGCTTTCGTCTGTGGAATCGTCCGCGGGGTGATTGCCCCCTCGAACACGAACACCTCGTCCAGGCATCCGACGAGCGCCTGGTCGTTGGTCGTGGTTCCCTGATCGGGCAGGTTCTCGTCGGTGAACACCGGCAGGCCGGCGAGTTTGTACCCGGTCGCCCCCTCGATGCCCACGTCGCCCGATGCCGACCCGGCCGCTGCCGCATTGAACGGCCCGGCGTAGTCCGGCACGATGACGGGACGCATCGTTGTGTCACCTATCGCCTCGAGGAAGTCCCACCGCGTCGGACGCACGAACAGGTGCGTCGGGTTCAGCACCGTACCCTCGAGGGTGCGGATGTCCGACTTCGCTTTCGCGACCTGTCCGTAGAAGCCACCTGCGAGGGATTCTTTCGCCGCTGAGGCTTCGATGAGGACGAACTTCCCGGCGTTGCCTTTCCAGTTGTTCACTTTCGCTTCGGTCAGCGCCACTTCGAGCACGTAGGTGTCGAAGTTCTGCACGTAGTTGCGCATCAGCTGGTCGAAGATGAGCCGGTCGAAGGCAAAGCCCGGACCGGCCCTGTCGAGCAGCTGCTGTGAAACGACGACCTGCCCGGAGAACGTTTTCAACGCTCCGGAGAGGTAGCCCGCCGTCGGTGCCAGATCGGCGACCGTCGTGGAGCCCGCGGACTCCGTTCCGGCCGTGACTTCTGCACCGCCGGTTACATGGGGTATATACACATACATACCCCAGGCCGGGAGCTGTTCTTTCCGACAGGCGTCGGCGAACGCCCGCCCGTATTCGCGCCAGGGCGCGTAGTCGCCGACTTTGAAGACCGGCGTGACAAACGCCGAGCCTTCACCTGGGGCCGTGGCCGAGGCACCACCGTCGGTGCCGATCGCGGTTGCACGGAGCTCGGCCTTGTCCTCCAACGCCATGCGCCCGCGCGCCTCGAAGTCGGCCATCAGCTTCTCGGTGACCACTGGGTCATCGCTGCGGACCGTTTCCCGCAGCTGCTTCGCTGCGGCGCGGCCAAATGCCGAGCGCTCCGCATACTCCTTCTCGACCTGGTGCGAGTACTCCGTCAGGCGCTTGATCGCCCCCTGGTCGTACTCACCCGCCCACATGGCCTTCGCGCGGAGCACGAGGTCCTTGTAGTAGGAGTTGGGTGAGCCCTCTCCATCCGGGCGCACCCCGTAGACCATCCCTTCGGACTGCTCGACCTGCACGTCGGCGATCGAGTCGATCGACTGGATGCGCTCGCGTGCCTCGGCGACCAGCTTCTGGTCGTCGATGTCCTGCTTGACTTCCTTGATCCGCTTGCGGATCGCCTTGCGTTCCTTGCGGACCTCGGACAGCGTCTCGTCGGCGCTGTCGATCTCTCCGCGCAGCTCCTCACAGCGAGCTGCCTCTTTCGTGTCTGGGTCGCGATCCTCGCCGCTCTCGCTGCGAAGGCCGTCGACGATGGTGCGGAACTCCGCCTCCGCCTTGTCGCGCCGCGTGATGAGCTCCTCGCGGCGTTTCTGGGCGGCCTCGGCGTTCTCCACGAGCTCTGCTAGAGCGCTCATGTGCCTTGTCCTTTCGTGTGGGTTTGCTGTGACCCACGGGTCCCTGACCTGCGAGCCCCAGTACTGGCCCCGAGAGGCGGTCCTAGACGGGCTCGTCAGCGGTACTGCGTGAAGATGGGTTCGCGCCCGACCCCGTGCGAGGTAGGTCGTGACAGTTCGGCTAGCTCGGCGGCATACGATCCGCTGTCAGCGCGTGCCGGCCACACGGGCGCGAAGGGTTAGGCGGCGATCTTCTGCCGCTTACGTTTGCGTGCGCGCGCCTCCAGTTGGAGTCGCAGCGTCGAAGCCTTGGTCGTGATCGGCTCGCCGTCTTCGCGGGTGCCGTCCTGGGCGAGCGCGGTTTCGTTCGACTCGGACTCGCCGTCGTCGATCAGGTCCGCCGGGTTGCCACCGCCCGCTTCATACAGCGCGTGCAGGGCTTCGATCGCGGAGACGACCTTGCCGCTGTTGGCTCCTGAGAGCGTCTTGCCGGCGCGCTCCTCGTGACCCTGGAAGATCGCCAGCCCTTCCGCGAGCTCGTCGGCGCTGATTCGGCCTGAGCGTAGCTCGACCTCGAGCTGGCGGAGTCGCGCAAAGGACTCGATAGGGACCTGCAGAGCCGCGCGCTGCGCGATCTCGATGGCCGTTGTAGGTGACGCCGGGTAAGTTACGCCGCTCACGTCGAGCAAATCGTCGAGGCCGTACACATCGCGCGTTTCGCCGCTTTCCGATTCGCCCCACTCGTCGCGGCCGACGATCATGCCGACGCTCATCTGGGTCAGATCTTTTCGCTCAATCGCGATAGCCAGATCATTGGCTAGCTGTTGGCGGGCGTCGAGCCTGGCCTCGAAGTTCAGGGCCTCATTCGTGTCCCACAGGCGGAGCGTGCCTGCGGTCGTGCGCGCCAACGGCAGGCCCTCGTGATTGATGAGCAGTCGGCAGTCGACGCCCCGTTCGAGGACGGGCGTCGCGCAGCCGGGGTGCATCCGCTCCTGGAAGTAGCCGGTCTGACCGCGTCCGTCGTAGACCTCGTAGGGCTGGTTGTAGACGATGGGCTGGCCGGTGATGACGATCTCGTCGGTGTCGGCCTGCTCGCGAATCTCAACTCTGTCAAAGCCGAACCGACGGTACTCGCGACCGAGTGGCACCGCGCGCCGACGCTCCTTCCTGCGCCCCGCAGCAGCATTGGTCTGCTTCTTTGATCCGTCGGCGTTCCATGAGTCGGGGATCTTCGACGAGAGGCCGAGCGCTTGGGCGCGAGCAATGATGTGTTTGCGGATTGCACTGTCTGGGGCGTTGCCGAGTCCCACCGTGCTGATCGCATTGTCTAGGTCCTCTGCATCTTTGATCGGGTAGGCCCCGTCCGGCATCGCCAGTCCGGCCTTCGCCATTTCATCTCGCTGCTTCTGCGTGTACTTGTCCCGCAGTTCGGCCTCCAAGGCCGCAAGGCGCAGCTCCGCCTCGCCGTCCGTCGGCGTGTGCTGATCTTCCATTGCCGCCTCCTTGAAGGCTCGGGGGATTACTTCAGAGCCGCGCGCACAAGCTCTGGATACTGCTCAACGATCCATGCCACGAGATCCTCCGGGCGCTGCCCCGGTACTTGGGGCTTGACCCACAGCTCTAGATTCTCGGGCCGGTTATCGTGCCGGATGCCGTTCTTGTGGTGGACGGACTCGCCTTGACGCAACGGGCGGCCAAGAATCTCTGCCATCACGATGCGGTGTGAGCGTCGGACGCGCTGTCCCTTGGTCCGAACCTCCAGATAGCCCTGTCCGTTGATCGAGCCCGAGCCCGCAGAGCGCTTCTTGTGCCCCGCCGGTCCGGGTCTGCCGGTAAGCCTCACGCGCGCGTAATGCAGCGCACAGTAGCCCTTGGCGAGTGTCTTCTCTCCGCATCCGGCCACCGCGCATATCGGCTGCGTGCTGGCCCATCGGGCATGGATCATCGCGGCTGAACCTGCGCTGCCCGTCCGCAGGACGCGCTGATTGTGCATACCGCAGAGTCCCTTGGCCGACTGCTCGCGCTCGCAGCCCACGATCGTGCAGATTTGTCCAGTGCGCACGGGGCGCGTCTTGGCGAATGACCCGAGTGTGCCGGCCGCTTTGGCTCGCTGGTAGTGCTTACCGCAGAGCCCGCGCGCAACCGGCTGCCTCTCACATCCGTCGACGCCGCATGTACGCTCTGGCATATCGGCACGCTCCGTTCGTGTCGGTCGCGGCCCCGGCGGCGAGCACCGCGCGGGGTCGATTACTGCTCAGAGAATACTTGACGTGTCAGGCGTCCTTCAGGGCCTTGGCGGCCTTCTGTGCGTCTTTCTTCGGATGCGAGTCGCCAGGCGGCTCCACGTATTGCAGAGCCAGCGGGCAGACCTTGATGATTTCCGGACCGAAGGCGATTTCGTTGTCGAACAGCATGAACGCGCCGAGCGCCTTTAGAGCCTTGGCCTTGCCTTCGCCGAACTCGCCCGGGTCCACGATGATGATCTCGTCGTACTGGAAGCCGAGCGCTTCGAGCAGGTGTTCGCGGGTTTCCTTCGGGCCGTGGCCTGTGACGACCACTACCTTGTCGCCGATCGCTTTCAGCGCTTCGCTCAGCCGACTGTATCTCTGCGGGGCCGAGGTGATCGTGTCGTCCACGTCGAAGGCCCAGATGTAGGGTGGGCCGAGCTTGTCCGGGTGCTTGCGCTCCTCGGCTCGGTCGCGGTAGCGGAAGGCGGGGAAGGTCATCACTTGCCCTTCGGTTCGTCGCCGTCATCGTCTTCGTCCGGTTCGGATGCCTTCCCGGGCTTGCCTTCGGTCTGCTCGGGGCTGACGTTCGAGGCGAGCGGCGCGATGAGTTCGTCTGCCGCCGGGTCGGCGCTCGGTGCCCAGCCGAGCTTGCGCACTCGGATTTCGTTCGCCGTGGCGACCTGCGTGTTGCGGAGCGTTTCGATCTCCTGCGCGAGGAACTGCGGGTCCGGGGTGAGCAGCAGGTGCTCCTCGACGCCCGCCTTCTGTTCGCCGGGGAGCAGGTCTGAGTGGACCTCCTCAAGCGGGACCGTCAGGCCCGAGAGGGTGAGCGTCGTGAACCGCTGCATTTTCTCCTGAGCGGTGTGGGCCGGAGCTGGGGTCTGGCGCAGCAGGGCGTCGGGGATCAGCTCATCGGTGCCGAACCATGCCGCCACGACGCTCCGGGCATATTGGAGGGTCTGCAGGAACTGGGCTTCATCGGGGGAGACGAGCGCCTTCTCGGGCTTGATGCCCGAGTCGAGCACGAGCGGGTGGTGCGCCTTCTCAAGGCCCGAGTTGTTGACCATGAACTTGTCGGCGATGCGCTCGACCTCCGCCTGCCCGAGCTTCTGGTCGGTCGTGAGGAGCCATGAGGGCGAGGAGCCCTGCGAGAACCACGTCGAGCCGAACTCGTAGGCGGCCAGAGCAAGGGCACCTGAGATGCCCGCGTACTCCACCGTCGAGAGGCCCCGCCTGCCCTGCGGCATCGTCATAAACGGGATATGCACCACGTCGCCCGGGTCGAGCAGTTTCTTGTCGTTCGCCGCGCCGTAGATGTACATGGATTCGCCGACGTTGCTCGCGCGCCCCGCGGCCACGTCGTTGGGCGAGGCGACCTTGACTTCCATGAAGGCCGGGTGCAGAACCTCGACCGCCGAGGCGTAGGCTTCCGGCTTCGAGCGCATGAGGATGTACCAGAACGCCTCGCCGAACAGCAGCATGCTCATCAGCGTTTTGCGCCGGCCGTCGTACTGGTAGACCTTGCCGTTCGCGCCGAGGAAGGTTCTGCTCAGCAGTTCGGGCTGCTTCTTCAGGTACTTGCGGTAGGGGTAGTTGTCCTTGTCGAGCTTGTCTTCGTAGGCCCGGAGGTTGCCCGTGCGCAGGATGGCGGTGGTGATGAGGCGCAGCGAGGTGAACACCACGTCGAGCTGCAGGAGGGTGTGGGGGGTGACGAGCACGCCCGCGCGTTGCATGTCTCCGAGCCCGGGCGGTGGTATTGCCGAGAAGTCGGTATATCCATAGCCGTTGGGCCAGGACCCGCCGATGCTTGAGCGGGTCTCGACTGCCTTGTTCCCGCGGGTGGTGGCGAGGATCACTGACTCAGCACCTGATAGAACGCGACGTTCTCGCGCGGCACCTCGACATGCCCCAACAGGTCAGCCGGGCGCCCGTCCGTCTCAGTGATCGCTTGAGGTGCCCACAAGACGTAGACCGGGCGGGACTTGATGAGCAGGCCCTCGATGGTGGGGCCGTCCTTGAGGTGGACTCGGACCTTCCGCTTCTTCTTGAACACGGCGCGCGCCTCCCGGTCTAGACTTTCGGCGATGAGGCTCACGCTGCCGCGGCGTATCTACTGCTCGGCGTGCGGCAAGCGACACGGCCCCGAAGAAGTCTGCCCTCCGCGCTCACAGGTTCTCGTCTGTCCCTGCAACGGTGACACGTCCCCGAAAGGCTCTCCGATGTGCAGCCCTAACTGCCCTTGTCCGTACGCGATGGGGGCGGATCGAAGACCTCTGGCACGTCGCCAAGCACTAGCGCCGCCTCGGCATATCCTCCAACCGGATGAACCCCGGCGGGTGCCTCCCGGTCTATGCTCGTTGGCGATGCTCGACGCTTGGAAGGAACAGCGCGCCGCCGAGCGCAACCGGAGGCTCGCCGAGCTGCAGAACCGCTACGCGTGGTTCGGCGTCGAGCTACAGCGAGCACGCCGCGACGGCAAGATCGACTCGGAGGCCGTCCGATTCTTCATCGCCTCAGTGCAGCCGCTCCTGTATGACGCGGACGGCGAGCTGGTGCTCAACCCTGAGGGCGAGCCGCAGTATGACTGGGACGCCGAGCCCATTTATTACGGGCGGGCGCAGGCGTACAGCTACGTCGGCCAGACGAGTTCCGACCATCCCCGGCCGGAACGCACCGTGGCGGGCCAGGTGGACGTGTCGCTCCAACTGCTCGAACGCGCGTCCCCTAGCACGATCCTCGCCGTTCTCTGCCAGGACCTCGACGCGGCGCACGCTCGCGAGATGGACCGCGAGCGGGACCGCGAAAACGGCTAGCGCCGCCGCGGCCATATCCTCCAACCGGATGAACCCCGGCGGGTCGGCTGAGCGGTCGGGCTCTGACTGCTCGGGCTCCTCGCCCGCGCGTTCGCGCTGCAGGCGTTCCACGATCTCGTTCAGGTCGTAGACCTCGGGGACGTCGTGCCGCTGGGTCTGCAGGCCCCACAGGGCGAGCGTGACCGCCACCAGCGGGCTGATGTCGATGCTTGAGCTCCTGCGCGACCACGCCCATGAGTCGACGAGCGGGCGCTTGACCGCGCCGTCCAGGGCGACGGCGAGCTCGGGGGTGCCGAGGTGCTTCAGGCCCTGCTGGGCCACGGTGTCGAACAGCAGGCTGCACGCCTGGGCGTGCTCGCGCGCCGAGGTAGTGGTGATGTCCAGCTCGCCGAGCTTGGGGAGCACGCCACCGGCCGTGCCGGCGGGATCGCACACCAGCGCGACGGGCTTGTGCTTCTCGATCAGCTCCGCGAGCCGGTCCGGCAGCCAGCCGGTGCCCGCGCCGGTCTCGATGACCTCAACGTGGAACAGCCCGTCGGGGCGGTGCCCGGCGGCGGCGATGGAGCTGGACGCACCGTCCGGGGTGACGTCGAACGCCAGGCACACCGGGTCGAGCATCTCCGAGCCCGCGTCCTTCAGGGCGTTCCAGTCGGCGAGCGGGATCACCGGGTCGCTGGTCGCGTTCTTCCAGCGGTTCAGGTAGGCGCGCTCGAACTCGTTGAGCGCCATCCCCTGGAACTCGCTTTCGATCGCCTCGACCGTCTGGGTATGCCCGAGCGCCGGCATGCACGTCGCCCACGTCGCGGGGTCTGCGGGGTCGAGCTCGTCGGCAGCGGACCACTCGAAGTAGCAGACGGAGTGTGTGAGGGCGGCCTCGACGACCTGCCGGTACTTCTCGACCTTGTCCCACAGGTAGGGGCTGTCCTCGGGGGTGCCGGCGGTGCTCACGACCCACAGCTGAGAGCCGGGGTGGGTGCGGGTGATCATCGCCGGGCGCAGCGCCTGCTCGAGCCTCGCGTCGGGGTGGGCAAACGCCTCATCGAGGAAGACCATGTCCAGCGTGCCGCCGTGGCCCGCCTTCTTCGTGGTCGCGACTAGGCCGACGTGTGAGCCGTTGCGGAACCTCAGCGCCTCGTGCCCGTTCGTCAGCCTCGTGCGGAACAGGCCACGCTTGTCGAACGGTGTGTGCTCGATCGCCGGGAGCCAGTCGTCGATCAGCTTCTTGCGGGCGTCGGCGCCGGTCTGGGCGGTGTAGCGGATGTTCTGCCGGCGCTCGGCGAGCGCCCGGGCGAAGACCACCGACAGGATCAGCGTCGTCTTGCCGCTCTGGCGCGGGACCGTCAGCCCGACCTCGCGGTAGATGAACTTGCCGCTCACTGGGTCTAGCTCGAGCGCGACGTCGGCGACCTGCTGCTGCCAGGGCATCAGCGGGGTGCCGAGCTCGCGGGCAATCGAGCCCGCCGCCGCGCCGAGCGTCTTGCGGCTATGTACTCGCGGAGTCGCCCACCGGGGCAAACAGACCGGAGACGAACTCGCTTGAGTCATCGCTGGCCTCCTGGAAAGCGTCGATGAGCTCGCGCAGCTCCTTCGCGGTGCCGGGCTCCGCCGCCTTGTCGAACTTCGTGGCGAGCGTCCGTGCGATTGCCGCGCGCGCCTGCCCGAAGTCGTCGAGCTCGATCGAGTCGATCAGCTTCTCGACAGCGGCTAGGACGCTGGGCTTCGGCGGCCGGCGCGGGGCTCTGGGTTTGGCTTTCGCGCGTTTCGCCGCAGGTTTGGCCGGCGCCTTGGGTTTGGCTTTCGCGCGTGGCATCGCTCCTCACCATTCCCTCGAAGTCGCCCGCGCGCGCTTCGGCTTCCGCGCCCCGCGCGCGCTGTTGCAGCCATAGTGGACCGCCCGGAGCAGGGCCGGGTCGAGCGCCATCGAGCGCTGAGACTGCGCATCCAGAGCGCGGGTCGCCTTGAGCGGGATCATGTGGTCGACCGATGGCGCCTTCGGATGGCGCGGGTGGACATCGCGCCGAAGCGCGCCGCCGCAGATCGCGCAGACCGTCGCGTCTTTGAGCACGAGCGCGCGCACGCGCCGCCACGCCGCGCCGCCACGTCCAGGGTGCCTGCGCATCGCGCGCTACGCGAATCGGGGAGAGAAATAAACGGCGACTGCGACGGTCGCTGATGTAGACCGGGGGAACGCGATGGCCCCCCCACTAAGAGGCATAGCGCGTCTGCATCTCAACGACTAGCGAGTCATCGGCGGGCGACGCCTTCGCCTCGATGCGGCTGTACGGTGCGGGTGCGGTGAGTGGCTGCCAGTCCTTGAACTGCTCAAGTAGCTGGTCTGTGACGATGATGGCCTTGCAGCCATCGGGCACGGTGATGGTCCTTGACTGACTCACTGTCGTGCTGCCCTCGCTCGTATCGTCTCAGCGATCACCTGCTGCTCACACGAGCACACGTACATCTGCCATCCACTCTGTGTGTCCCTGAACATGATCTGGACTGGCTCTGACCACTGATCGAGACGTTCGGCGAGTGGACGTGCGACCTCGACCTGCACCGTGGCCTGCTTGGCATTGACGATGCGCGTGAGCGTCTTGGCCACGAGCAGCATGTACTCGGTGTCAAGCCTTGTGGCTGTGCGCCAGAGTGCAAAGGCGAGCTGACGTGTGATTGCTTTACGCATTGAGTCTCCTCAGCATCGCCGTTGCTGCGAGTTCGGGTGTCCAGCCTGATGCCTCAGCGAGCTTGTTGCCACCATAAGGGTAAGCGGCTGTGGCGCCGAGCTCGGTGTAGATCGTGATGCGGTGCGGCAGGAACGGTGGCCCGTGTTCTGACTCGTGGCCGCCTAGATGGTGCTCTGTGCAGTAGCGATCCAGCTCCACGGTCGGTGGTGTGTAGCCGGGTAGGACGAGCGCGCTCGGCTTCGGTGCGCTATTCGTCGAAGGCGGGTTTGACCGGGATCTGCGCCGGCTGCGAGGCTTGGTACGGGCTCGTCGTTTGGACACTGACCTTCCATATCCCCGCTTCGGTGAGTTCGATGCTCGACTTCCACACGCCGACTGAGACTTTAGTGGCTGAGCCTATGGTCTTGACGCCCTTGGTTGACTCGAACGTGAACGTCACCGAGCCAGGTTCGACAGGCGTCGTCGGCGTTTCAGATTCGGGATTCGTGATCGTCGCCTTCGGCGTCCAGACATCGCCAACGTGGAAAGCCATCGCTCACTCGCTCTCGATCGTGATGAGTGCCTGCCGGCTGTCTGTGATCGCAATCGCCGCGGCAGCCTCGCTGGTGATGGTGATGCGCGCAAACGGGTTTTCTCCGCCGATGGTGAACGGGATCAGCAGCTCGGCGCCGATCAACGGCGCTGAGCCGCTGGTGTTCGTGATCGCGATCTGAGCCTGTGAGCTGTTCTCGATCGCGATGCGTGCCTGTGGGCGGCTTTCGATCGTGACGTGACCCTTCGCCACTTGGCGGCCCTCCTACTTGAGCAAGCTCAGCGAGCGACTCGGCTCGGTGCGCTTCTGGAACTGCGAGAGCTTCTCACCGAGGAACTCCCGGACCTTGGCTTGGTCGAGCACGAGTTTTGAGGCTCCGAGGGTGAGCGCGATGCGGTCGCGGTAGGTGGAGCGACCTGTTCGCTCGAAGTGCTTGAGCAGGACGGGTGCGGCCTCCTCGAGCAAAGGCTTCAAGCGGTCGATCTCTCGCTTGGCGTGCTCCCACTGCTCGGCGGCCTCGGCGAGGGTCAGCTTGCGCTTTACGACGCGATCGGGCATGTCTACAGTCTAGACTCTCAATCAGAGGTCGAGGGTTGACAACCATGAGCCGAACGACGAGCTATCCACGTTCGATCACCGGCCATGCAGTCGTGCGCTTGAAGAACGGCCACACGTTCGTCGGCGAGGCTGTGTACGACGGGCGAGTCGTGACGATCGACGGCAGCCTGCGCGTCAGCGAGCTGGTAGGCGACACGCGCATCTTCAGCTATCGCCCGCGGCGCAAGCGCACCGTGCCGCTGCACATCGTGCGGGAGATCGTGTGGGATGACGACCGCTGCGAGTGCTAGAAGGTGTAAACACGTTCTCTCGACGAAAGGCGAAGACGATGACCACCACAGAGCGCGCCATCGAGAACGATGCCACTCTCAAGAAGCTCCTGAAGGGCCCAAAGACGCGACAGCAGCTCGGCGTCACGCGCTACCGGCTACAGAAGCTCATGGCGGACAAGCTCGTCAAGCGCTCGGGCGAAGCCAAAAACCCGAAGTCCGGTGCTCGCAAGGCGGTCACGTATGAGCTGATGGCGAAGGGCAGGAAGCGGGCCGAGCGGCTATGAGCGAAGTCGCCGCCATCGTCTGGTTCGGCTGCTTCCTCGTGATGCTCGGTGCGGGGCTTTGCTTGCCGACACAGCAGCCGCGTCGCCCGTGGGCCTACATCGCAGTAGGGCTCGTCGCGACGGCGGCCGTAGTTGTCCTCGCAGTGGAAGCCGTGACCTGATGCGACGCGTAGCGGCTGGCCAGCTCAGCTTCGACGCGGCTCCGAGGGCTGGCAAGCGGCGAGTGGACGCGTCGTCGCTGAAGCTGTCCGGCGCGTTCCCTGCTCGCGCACTCATGGACGACGAGGGCCAGTACCCGCAGCTCGGTCACGGCGAGCAGGTCATCGTGCGAGTGATCGAGCTGGGATCAGGTGAGGTGATCGCCGAGGGCGTCGGCGCCGTGAAGGTCGGGTTCGAGGACAAGGCGCTCGACGGCGAGCCGTACACCATCCGCGTCCACACGGTCAAGATGGGCGACGATGACATCCCGACGCAGAACGGCGTTGCGAGAGCGGCGCAGGCGCTGAAGGACACGCTCGACGAGCACGGCATGACGATGAGCGTCGAGACTGACGTTCCTCTCAGACCTGGCAGCGGCAAGTCCGGCCGTGCCAAGCGCTGAGCAGCCGTCGCTTGATGACGACGCGCGCGCCCGCCGAGACGAACGGATCGTGCAGCGCCTAGAGCAGCTGCGCAACCTCGTGGCCGACCTAGAGGCTCGGCTTCCGGGGTGGCGACGGGAGATCGAGGGACTGCTTGCTGAGCTGCGGGACGGTGCCGGTTCGTCGCGCGGTTAGCCGGTCGCCTCAGCGGCACCGCCCGCGGGAGTAGGATACGCGGCCTTGTAGCGTCCCGGTCGCGTTCGGCGTGAATGGACGCCTTGGGCGCCACGTTTAGCGGCGTGGCGTCGGCTGGGCCGAGCCGATTGGCTGCGATGAGAGGCCTCGCCCCAAGCCTACTCGCCGAGCTGCGCGGGTGAGACCACGTCCGAAGGGCCTTGCGATGGTGGCGAGTCCGAATCCACGTCCGGCTCATCACGGGCAAGGCTCGCCTCCGAATCTAGCACGCGGAGCGCGAGGTCGAGATGCGCCAGGTCGTGAGCGATGCGCCGAGCCCTGTTGCGCAGCTTCATGTCGGTCATTTCCCGCTGCAGTTCGCCGGCCTGCGCCTGCATCATGCTCACGCGCTCGCGCTGGGGGCTCTGGCGTTTCTGGCGTGCTGCCTCTCGTGCTCGAGCGAGATCCTTGGCGAATGGCGGCAGGTACTCGGGATCACCTGGGACGGCTTGGCGGGCGGCGACCGTCGTGAAGCCGCCGTCGGGTGCTAGGTAGACAGGTGCATCGCTCAGCGCTTCGGCCGCTTCCACCGCTTCGTCCTCGGCGTCGTCACCTCGCAGGAGCAGGAACCACACCCGCCACGTCTTGCCTGAGCGTTCAACATCGCGCACGGTGATCGTCACGGGTTTAGGGTCCCACCGCTGCACGCGGCCCATGAGCCATACCACCGAGCGTTTGCGTGGCTGGATCGCTTCGGCCCGCAGCAGGAACCGCTCGAACGGAAGCGGGGGATAGAGGTGGTAGACGCCCCCGGCTCGCACCGGGCATTTCTTGCGAGCCCTCTTTGCATCCGGTCCGAGTTTCGGGCCGTAGCGGACCGGGAGCTCAAGCACGCGTTTCCTGACCTTTCGGTCCAAGATCGCATCGAGCTCCGCCTGGGGGACGATCAACGTTCCGCCCAGACCGCGAGGACCCAGACCACGCAGAAGCCGGTGGCGATGATCGCTGCCCCGAGAGCCACCCATCCGACTGACGTGCCCCAGTAGTAGATGGCACCGGGCCACTCGATTGCTGCGATCACGACCATCAGTCCGATCATCCGACCGTCCAGTATCGCCCGATGGCGGGGTTTACACCATCAGTGCATGAGTGCGGCGAATGTCTTACGCGGGCGCGATCACGGTCTGCTTGCCGCCAATCTTGATTGCGCACGCGCCGCAGTAGGGCAGTTTGCGACCGTCGAGGAAGGTGATGACTTTGCGGGCCTCGCGGTCGCAGTTTCCCGTTGAGCAGGCTGGTCGAGATGGGCCGATAGAGTCCATTCTACCCTCAGCGCACGGTACGATAGCCCCATGTAGTGCGACTAATCCGTCTTTGCCGCACTCCATGATCGAGCCGAAAGGGCGTCTCATGGCTTCGAGCAAAGTCGCACTCAGTAAGGCGCCTCGGAAGGCGCGTCGGCTGCCCAAGGTGCTAACTCCCGCCGAGGTCAAAGCACTCATGGCCACGCCGAACCTCAACGCGCCGACGGGCTTCCGCGACCGCTGCATCATGCAGCTGATGCACCGCTGCGGGCTGCGCATCCGGGAGGCGTGCGGCATCCGGCTCGGCGACGTGGACTGGGAGACGGGCAGTATCCGGGTGATCGCCGAGACGGCCAAGGGCAAGCGCGAGCGCACGGTCTACGCGGACCCCGCGACGCTTGCGCTGCTCACGCGCTGGCGCGAGACGCGCGGGCGCTACTCGCGCACCCGGAAGGATGATGCGCCGCTGTTCATCTCGATCCGCCGTGGCGCATGCAACGAAGCCGGGGACGTGCCGAACCTCCAAGTGACCACCGACTCGGTCTACAAGAGCATCCGCCGGCGCATGCTGAAGGCGGGGATCGCGGACGAGACCGCGCACCCGCATACGCTGCGCCACACGTTCGCCACCGACAGCCTCGGCCACGGCGTCTCGATCGTCAAGCTACAGCAGCTCATGGGCCACGCCTCAATCCAGACGACCTCGATCTACCTGCATGTCAATGATCCCGAGCTCGCCGCCGAGATGCGGGCGATCGACTGGGGGTACTGAGCGCCGCCGCGCTCGGGCGGCCAACGCATGCGTCGGGTCTATTCAGCGGCGGCGGGTGACGCTGGCATCTCGGCGGTTTGCAGGCTCTCATCGCCCCAGTAGTCCCAGCCGAAACGGGCTGCCCGCGTAGCTCAAGGCGGTGATGATGCGTTCCCTCATTGCGGCCAGCTCCACCCAGGGCCATACGCTCCCGTTGCCTGCCTCACCTTGGTCCGTATTTCGGGCAGACCGTTGCCGCACTGCGGTGGCGGGAACGCGATCAGCGCCACCTCCCACAGGTCCGGTGTTCCCTGCGGCAAGACATCCGTGACGATCGCCGCCACAGGTGCGTCGTACATCTCCGGCTCGTGGAAGTAGATGGCATCGCCCCTGCGCGGTTCACGGTCAGTCATTGGTCATCCTCCTGTGGTAGGTAGTAGTCGGGACGTCCCTTCAGTG